CGCCGAGCACGGCCAGGACCACGTCGCACTCGGAGATCTCCCCGGGGGCGGCGTTGATGAAATCGACCCACTTGACCACGCAGGTGCCTTTCATCGACGGATTGGCGGGCGACGCCACCGCCGTGTCGGGGCGCACCTCGAAGGGCTGTTGGGTGCCCATCAACGGTTGGAGCAGGTTCCACAGCCCGGCCGCGCCGTAGGACATGGCCGAGGTGGCAGTAATGATCCACTTGGCCGCCTTGAACGACGGGTACACCCCGCAGAAGGTTTCCGCCGTCTTCTCGTCCTGGGTGACCTCCACGGCCAGGTTGGTGGCCGCGCAGTGGAACTCGACCTCCGAGCCGACCGGGCCGACGGCGATGTAGGGGTGGAGCAGGATCCACGGGATGGCGGTGACCGGGGTTTGTATCTGGAGCCCGGGTTCGGTGTCGGACATGGGTTAGGCACCTCCTAGGGTGACGGACTGGCGGAGCTGGACGCGGGCCGAGAGGTACTGCGGGCCGGTGGCGGCGTAGGCGACGGGGCCGGTGGTCTGCCACGAGCGCAGACCGGCGGCGAAGAGGGCGGCCCGGGCGGCGTCGAGCATGGCCTCCAACGCCGGGTAGTTTGCCTCCTGCTCCAAGATGGGCACGACGGCCACCGCGTCGATGTAGGCGACGTCGGTGCACACCGTCTGGGTTTCGGCCATGCGCTGGGCGCCCCACTCCACGACGAAGGCGGGCGGGGCGATGGCGTCGACCGGGTTGGGCAGCAGCGCCCAGGTGCCGTCGATGACCTCGGGGATCTTGTCGAGGGCGTCGACGACGGCCTGGCGCAACTCGGTCAGGTTCACCCGATCCCCCACTGCTGCTTCAACGGGAGCAGATCGGCGGCGGCGTGGCCGACCACCGTGCGTTTCCCGGCGCCCGGCGGCGGCGAGCCCGGGGTGACGATCAGGTCCCGGGCCGCGTCGTTCGCTTTCCACCACTCCACCCCCCGGCGGATGTTGGCCGACTTGGCCAGGGCCATCTCTTTGGCCAACAGTGGGCTGGGCGACACCGCCCGCACGATGAGCAGCTCACCGCCCGTGAAAGAGGGGACGGTGGTGCTGGTCTCGGTGGTGGTGGCCGGGATGGTGAACCAGCCGGTGTTGTTGACCGGCGGGCCGGTCACGGTCATCTCCGCCCATTCGCCCGTCGGTTCCTGCACGAACAGGCGCGACACGGGCGACACTAGGGCGATCCCGGCGGAACGGTCCACCCCGTCGTGGTCGAGGTTGTTGAGGTGGATCTCAGTCACCGCGGCCAGGCTGGCCTTGTTGAGTCCGAGCATCCCCGTCCCCGGGTTGGTGGTGGCCGTCGACGCGCTGAACGCCCAGGTCGCGGAGGGCACCACGTCGGCGGGACGCCGGTCGATGGCGGTGTCGATCTCCAGGGCGGCGGCGTCCAGGCAGCGTTGCAGGGCGGCGGTGTTGGTCGGGGTGACAGTGATACGCAGCGCCGCCGCCAGCTCGTCGACGGTGGCGTACGCCATCTAGGAGCCCTGGGCGGCCTTGATGCCGGCCAACAGGTCCGCCTTGGTCATCGAGGCGTTGGCCGGGGTGACTCCGAGGCCCTGGGCGTAGGCCAACAGCTCGTCTTTGGTCATGGCGTCCGGGTCGTCGCCCTCCTCGGTTGCGCCGGGGACTTCGGGGGCGCCGCCGGTGCCCTCCTCCCACGGCGCCGAGTGATCGTCGCGGACCACTTGTTGGTTGGGGGCGTCCCACATCACGCCGCCCTGATCGGCGGGGGTCACGTCGGTCACGGCGTCTTGACGATCTTGACGATCGAGCCGGCCGACACCACCAGCGGGGTGAAATATCCCGCGTAGGCGACCTGGATTCCCAGGACCGACGGTTCGACGACCTGGAGGGCGCCGACCCTTTGTTCGAACACCTCGGCCCCGGCGGTCGAGAAGACCAGGATCCGCAGGGTGCCCACCCCGGAGGACACATACAGGGGGATCCCCGAGATCGACCCGACGAGACCGGTGCCGAAGGTGCCCGCCTCCAGGCCGGTGCTGTAGGCGTTCATGGGATTGACGGGGGGGAACACCGGGCCGAGGATGGGCAGCATGTCGGGGCCGGTCACCGCGAAGATGCGGCCCACCCCTTTGGAGTCGGCGTAGATCTTGGCCGCCGCGTCCCATAGCGAGGTTTGCACCGCCGCCGCGGTGGCCGCCCCGGTCGGGATGGTGATCCCGGCGGTGGCGGCGGTGTCAAACACGGTGGCCGACGCCGCCTCGGTGGCGATGGCGTACTGCCCGGCCAGGTCGTTGATGACCAGATCCATGATGGCGGGCTGCGTGAAGTCGATGTCCTGGCGGGACACGTTGACGTAGCCGCCGTAGGTGCCGGCGGTGGCCGTCAACTTGGTGATCGTCATCTTTTGCGAGACCAGCTCGTTTTTCTCACCGGTGGGCTGCACGGCCACCGAAGTGTGCTGGGTCACCTTGGGCCGCACCCACGTCTGGCTAGGCATGTTCTTCGGGCCGAGCTGGGTGACGAGCGCCCGGTTCTGATCGATGAAACTGATCACCGGGCCGAGGATGGGCGTGGGGATCAGGCCCGGGTTATCCGCCGTGGTCTGATGCGACGCGGCCCGGTGGTACAGGTCGAGACGCTCGGACGCCTCCCGTTCGCCGAGCTGCGAGCGCCACCGGTCGATCAGGTAGTGACCGGCCGACCGGTACTCCACGGGGGCCGGTTTGGCGCCGCCCTGGTCGCGCATGTACTGGGCGATCTCGGCGAGGCGGGACGTGGAGGTCTGCGACAGGCGGCGGGCCTCGATCAGCGGTTCCATTTGGGCGTTGGCGGCCACGATCCGTTCCCGGGCCCCGTTGATCAGTTCCATCTCGTTGGACGAAAGATCGCGGCCGCCCTGCTGGGCGCCCTCCACCAGGCCGTCGATGAAGTTCTGGCGGAGGTCGATCTCGGCGGCGCGCTCGGCGAGCATTTGGTCGGTGTGCTGCACGGGGGGGCTCCTATCAACGCGAACGGATAAGGACGTCGACGCGTCCGTCGTGTTCGGTTGCGTCCCCCGCGACTGCCGGCCCACCCGGTGGTCTACAACGGCAGGTAGTTCTGCGACCTGCCCCGACTATATCTAGCGGCCGGCGTCCAGGGCGTCATAGGCGGCCTGCAGGCCCCAGGCGCGCACCAGGTCCAGGTTCGGGGTTTCCAGCGCCACCGCCGGGGCCACCGAGGCCTCTGCGTGGCGTACAGCCAGGACACGGGCGTCGGGGTAGGCCGGGTCGGGGGTCATGGCGATATGCCCGAGGTACGCCCTGGTGATCCGCCTGGTGTCGGGGGTGTCCCATTTCTCACCGCCAGGCAGCGGCGCGAACCCGGCCGACGCGTCCAAGATCTCCTCGTCGGCCAGCTGCAACGTTTCGTCGCCGAGCGGGGTCCGGGCGATACGCAGGTCGGCCACCAGCCCCTCAGGGCGTTCGGGGTGGAACGCCACCGCCCGGCCGACCGCCTTGGTGACGTCGTGATCGCGGTTCACCCTGACTCGGTTGGCCCGCCGCTCGATCCCGTCGAACGCGCCCCGGGCGATCACCTCGCGGATCAGCCGGCCTCGGATCTCGACCATCGTCTCCGATTCGTACGGCATGACAATGAGCTCGATCATGCGCTGGGGGAACGACACCCCGGCCACCTGGGCGGCCCGGAACTCCAACTGGTCGGGCGTGATCGTCATTTCAACACCCCTTGGGCGAGCTCGGCGGTGGCGGTCTGGTCGAGCCGTTCGGATGCCCTGATCTCATCCACCGACAGCACCGGGTTGCCCATGTCGTCGCGGATGTTGTTCAGGATCTGGGCGGTCTGCGCCCGGGCCAACGGCTCGGGTTGCACGTAGGCGTCGCGGTTGAGCTCCAGACTCGTCCCCCGGGGCAGCAGCCAGCCGGACAGGGCGCCCATCACCGCGGTGGCCTTGGGGCGCAGGCTGGCCCGCCAGTGGTAATCGAAGAGCGACGTGACGTTGGAGTAGGTGAGCGAATCGCCGCCCGACGGCAGGCCGACCAGGAACGGGGGCACGCCGAGCAGCACGGCGATGCGTGACTCGTTCCAACGGGACAGGTCGACCAAAGCCATCTGCTCGGGATTGAGCTGCACCGCCTCCCACGTCACCCCGCCGGAGAGGACGGCGGGGGCGCCCAAGTTCGTAGTCCGGGCGTTGATCCACTGCTGCTGGAGGGCGGCGGACTGGTCGGCGGTCAGCTCGTCGGGGTGGGTCAGGATCGACGACAGGACCCCGCCGTTGGCGGCCACGTTGAACCCGTACTGGGCCAGCACCGACGCCGCCACCAGCCGGGCCGAGCCGACCTCCAACGGTCCGTGGCCGCGCAGGTCGATCACCGATCCCGAATAGCGGATGTGGAGCAGGTCGCCGTCCATGACGTCGGCCGAGCCGATCGAGTAGCGGCGCAGCCCGTTTATCAACCGGACGGTGACGGCCCAGCCGGGCACGATATGGAAGCGGGCCGGCCACCCGGTGGCGTAGCGGGCCGTGACCAACACGAAGGCCTCCCCGGCCGCCTGGTAATCCCAGAACAGTTGCTTGGCGAATTCCTCCCACGACGAGTACAGGTCGGGGTCGGGATTGGTCAACCAGTCGGCCGACAGGCTGGCGGCGGCGTCGACCAGGTAGGGAGACATGGACGCCAGGATCGACGCGTTCAGGTCGAGACACGCCCACGCCGTGTCGGTCAGGGCGGCCAACGTCCCCGACGAGTTCCACAACGGTGTCGCCCACTCCTGGGGCCACCCCGCCCACGGCTGTACCGGGATCGACGACGACCCCCCGGCCACGAAGGTGGGATCCACGGCCACGCCTTCCCCTGACGCGGCCGTGGTGGGCTCCGTCCCCGATGGACGTATGGCCCGCTCCCACAACCTCACCTGAGACTCACCGTCATCAGCATAGATACCGCTGTCAATGCACGACCGGGATGCGGGCCGGGCGGGCCGCGGCGGCGGTCGCCCACACCAGCGCTTTGATGAGGTGGATCGGCCCGGCCGCCACCAACACCAAACCGGTCGCCGTTTCCCGCACCCGAGCGAGTCCGAGCGCCTCGTCGAGGTCGGGGGTGTTGTCGTGGGCCAGGCCGCCGGAGACGGCCAGGTCCCGCAGGATGGCCAGGCCGACCCGGGTTTCCTTGGCTGCGGCCAGCTTGGGGGCCGGGCCGATCCCGGTGGGGACCCGGTCGGCCAGCGAAGCGCCGACCGACAGGTGGCGGATGGGGCGCAGGGCGGCGAGGGCGGCCACGTCGGCCATGGCCGATTCCCAGTCGGCCCGCAGCCAGCCGTCGACCTCCAGGCGGCCATCGGGCAGCCGGCCGGCCGCGGCGACCGCGGCGCCGTAGCCGACGTCGTCCTCTACGGCCACCCACACCGGGCCGGCCGACCCCACCCCCGGCGACTCGGCCGCCGCCCAGCACCCCGCCGGGAGCAGCGCCTCGGTGTTCCCCGTCGACGGGAGCGCACCCCTCGGCCAGATGTTCAACCACTGGGCCCTAAACGAGGCGACCGGGTCGGGTTCCTCGGGGTCGTCGATCTCCCCGGCCCGCATCTTGGCCAGCTGCCGTTCGATCAGCCGTTCCCGCTGCGGGGTCCAGTGCGGCGACGCCGCCCGCCACCCCGCCACGTCGTCCACCTCCACCCCCGCCGGCGCCGACCACTCCACCAACAGATCCCCGTCCCCCGACTCCAGGGCGGCCAGCGCGGCCTGGCGGCGGCCGATCATCAGCGACGTGGCCGAACGGTGCGCCGTCGACACCAACACCAACTGCGGTTGGACCCGTTCCACCATCGTCGGGGCCAGGCCTTCCTCGATCGACGATTCCCGCACCTTCCACGCCTCGTCGGCCGCCGCCATCGACACCGAATAGCCGTACACCGCCTCTTTGGCCCGCAGCATCCAGCGGGACCCGTCGGCCAGGACCTCGATCTCCTCCTGGCCGTTGACCTCCCGCACCCGGTAGGTGTCGCCCCGGGCTTTGGCCCAGATCCTCGCCGGGCGTTGCACCTCCTTGCACACGGCCAAATCCTTGCCGGTGTGTAGGACGTCCTGCGGTTCCCCGAAGCGGCCGCCCTGATGG